GGACATCTATCTCAGTTACAGATTCATGTATTGCTGATGAAGCACGACTCACATGAGTTTGAGACCTATGAAGATGAGATTCAGTATATTATCGGACATGGAAAACGGAATAACTTTATCAAGAATCTAGTCTTAGATTTGAAAGGAAACAGTCTTGTATTGTTCAGCAGAGTGGAGACACATGGTCAACCACTTTACGAATTAATAAATAATTCTGTGAAAGGCAAGCGTAAAGTGTTTTATGTACACGGTGGAATTGACGCTCAACAAAGAGAACACGTAAGAGAGATCACTGAAAAGGAAAACAACGCAATCATCGTTGCTTCATACGGAACGTTCTCAACAGGCATTAACATTAAGAACCTTCATAACGTAATCTTTGCATCCCCATCAAAATCAAGAATTAGAAACTTGCAGTCCATCGGTAGGGTGCTCAGAAAAGGAGACAACAAAAATCAAGCAGTCCTGTACGACATTGCTGATGAAATAGTCTATAAACAAAGAAAGAACTACACACTTAATCACCTAGTAGAAAGAATCAAAATTTATAACCAAGAGAAATTTAATTATGAAATTGTACCCGTTAATCTCAGAGATAAATGAAAGAAGAATTCTATGCAGCAATCAAATTAGTATCAGGCGAAGAGATCTTCGCTCAAGTGACTCCATCTGAAGAAGAGGACCGTACTTTACTGATTCTCGATACTCCTGTAATATTTGAGACCATACAACTTAAGCATATGGCAGTAAGTGCTATTAAAGTGGAACCCTGGATGACTATGGGTGATGATATGATAATTATTAATATGGATAAAGTTATTACAATTACTGAAGTGAAAGACGAACAAGTCTTATGCATCTATAATAAGTACTTACGTGACAAGGATAGAGAAAGTAACCAAACTAAAATCAATGAAGAAATGGGTTTCTTATCCTCTATATCTGAAGCAAGAGTATCTTTAGAGAAACTCTATAAAAGTAGCTAAGCCATTCCTATGAACCCTGACAGAGTTATTCTACAGAGATTTCATAGAGTTGTCAAGCCCTTTGATTATGTGGTATAATAACAACATATCTCAATAGGAGAACCATGAAATGTCAAGAACTAGAAAAAAGTCAGAACATTATGTAAACAATAAAGAATTTCTTGAAGCACTTATTGTATACAGAAGCAAAGTTAAAGCAGCACAGGAAGCAGGAGAACCACTCCCACGCATTACCAACTATCTTGGTGAGTGTTTCTTGAAGATCGCCACCCACCTGTCTTATAAACCAAACTTTGTAAATTACATGTTCCGTGAGGACATGATCTGTGACGGCATTGAGAACTGCGTCCAGTACATCAAAAACTTTGATCCAGAGAAGTCCAGCAATCCATTTGCATACTTCACTCAGATTATCCACTACGCATTCCTTAGAAGGATTCAGAAAGAAAAGCGTCAGATGGATATCAGAACCAAGATTGTTGAGCGGTCTGGATTCGATGAAGTATTCACAGGAGATGGTGACATCTACAATACTTCAGACTATAATACCATCAAAGAAAACATCCAGTCTAAACTTTATTCATGAAACTGACAAAAGAACTTGCCACTGCCCTGGACAATCTAGGATGGCAAGAGGGCGATAATATCGCTGTGGAAATTGGTGGCACCTCAGTCTATGAGATTGAGGGTGCTGGTACTAAGTGGGCACCAGTCAAAGGAACTCGTAAGTACAACAAAGATGCGTTCATTGTTATCAAAAACCTTGACCGTAATCCCACAGTTCCTTCTCAACCAAACCCTGAACTAAAGCAACATCACGCAGAATGAAAATCGCCCTACTGACAGACACCCACTACGGTGCGAGAAAGAATAGTAAGTTATTTCATGAGTTCTTCCAAAAGTTCTATGACAACATCTTCTTTCCTACACTGAAAGAGAGAGGTATCACAGAATGCGTCCACCTGGGCGATGCTTTTGACTGCCGTAAGTCTGTTGATTTCTGGGCACTGCAATGGGCAAAGGAAAATGTATACGATAGGTTCAGAGACTTAGGTGTTAAGTTGCATCAGATTGTTGGTAATCACGATGCATACTATAAGAACACCATTGACATCAACGCTGTAGATGGTCTCCTAGAGTCCTACGACAATGTTGTAAGGGTTTCTGAACCTCAAGTATGTAAGATTGGTGGATCTAGTATTCTTCTCCTCCCTTGGATTTGTGAGGAGAATGCAGAACAGACCTGGAACTTAGTCAAAAAGACAAAGGCAAAGGTTGTAATGGGACACCTGGAATTGACAGGGTTTGAGGTCATTCCTGGTATGAGAATGGAGCACGGTGAAGATCCTGCCAAGTTTAAAAAGTTTGAGCGAGTTTTCTCCGGTCACTATCACCACAAATCAACCAGGGGCAATGTAACTTATCTTGGTAATACCTACCAGATGTTCTGGAATGATTGTAATCATATCAGAGGATTTCACATCTATGATACTGAGACTCATGAACTAGAATTCATTCCTAATACCTATACAATCTTCGAGAAAATCTATTACGAAGATACTCCACATCAAATGTTTGATACTTCCGAAATGGAAGGTAAGATTGTAAAGGTTGTTGTTCGTAAGAAATCAAAGCAACTCGCTTTTGAGAAGTTCATTGATAAGATTCACAAGTCTGGTTGTTCAGATCTTAAGGTTGTAGAAAACTTTGAGGTTGATGATGAAGATGTTGATCTTGATGGTGAGAAGTGTGAGGACACACTGACCTTCCTCAATAAATATATCGATGATTCCGACTTCGATTTAGAGAAAGATGTCGTTAAAAGATTGATGAGGGATGTCTATAGAGAAGCTTGCGAAATGGTGTAATGTACTTATTAGCATTGTCAGGTAAAGAAGATGAAGGTGCTTATTCCGTCTTAGATGAGGATGGTGAAAAGGCACTGTACCTCTTTGAGGAAGAGGATGATGCAGAGAGATATGCAGGTCTATTAGAAGCAGAAGACTACCCTGAGATGGCAGTCATAGAAGTTGATGAGGAACTTGCAATAAACATGTGTAACATGTATAATTACCGGTATGTGATAATTACTGAAGACGACTTTGTAGTGCCACCCAGAAATAATGATTTTATTCAAACAGATAAGATGGCGTAATCTGCTTTCTACCGGAGACAGATTTACTGAGATTGACCTGACTGAAGCACAGACAAGTCTAATTGTAGGAACAAATGGAGCAGGTAAGAGCACGATCTTGGATGCCCTTACCTTTTCACTCTTTAATAAACCATTCCGTAAGATTAATCGCGGACAGTTGGTGAATACTGCGAACGAAAAGGAATGTGTTGTAGAGATTGAGTTCTCTATTGGTCCAGTAGAATGGAAGGTAGTTCGTGGTATCAAACCGAATATCTTTGAGATTTATCGAGATGGTCAGTTGCTTGACCGTGCTGCCTCTGCTGTAGATCAGCAGAAGTGGTTGGAAGAGAATGTCCTGAAGATGAACTACAAATCATTCACTCAGATTGTTATCTTGGGTAGTGCATCTTTCGTTCCTTTCATGCAACTGCCTGCTGCAAGTCGTCGTGAGATTATTGAGGATCTGCTGGATATCAAGATCTTTTCACAGATGAGTCAGATTCTCCGAGAGAAGATTCGTAGCACTAACGATGATATTCGCGAACTTACTATCCGCAAGGATCTGGTAGAAGAAAAGATTGATATGCAGAAGTCATTCATCTCTGACCTGGAGGAGACTGGCAAGAAGAATATCCAAGACAAAAAAGATAAAATCAAAGAGTTTGCAGGTAATGTCCAAGACCTGATGAAGGACATTGATGGTTATGGAGAGGAACTGAGAAAGGTCGAAGAAGAGATGGAAATATCTTCAGGTTCTGACAAGAAACTTAAGAAACTTGGTACGCTTCGTGGTAAACTGCAACAGAAAGTATCAACTATTACTAAGGAACATAAATTTTTTGCAGAGAATACGGTCTGCCCTACCTGTGACCAGCATATTGAGGAATCTTTTCGCTTAAATAGAATTAATGAGGCTGAATCCAAAGCAAAAGAACTCCAACAGGGGTTCACTGAATTGGAAGAAGCAATCAGACTTGAGGAGGAAAAAGAAAACCACTTCAAGGTTCTTTCTACGGAGGCAACTAACCTAACGCATGAGATTTCTAAAGCAAATACTCGGATTTCAGGATTGTATAACAGATCAAGAGATCTTGAGAATGAAATTCAAACAATTACCGAGCAACTTGAGAACCGAAATACTGAGCACCATGCATTAGAAAAACTTGTAAAAGAACTGGAGGGACTCCAATCTAAACATTCCGAACAAAAAGAGAATAACGTTTACCACGAATTTGCCCATTCCTTAATGAAGGATGGTGGAGTAAAATCCAAAATTATTAAGAGATATCTGCCTCTTATGAATCAGCAGATCAACAAATATCTTCAGT